GACAGAAGTAGCAGTGAAAAAATCTGCGGACATAATCCAGTTTGATCCAACAATGTTTGAGGCGGACGCAGGCGTCGGTCTTGAAAATATGGGTCAAGACGATCTTGCCCTGCCGTTCCTAAAGATTTTGGGCGGCATGAGCAAAGAACTGGATAATTTGGAAGAAGCTCGCAAAGGAGACATTTACAACACCGTCTCGGGGCTTGTCACAAAAGGTAAGGACGGCTTGAAAGTAATTCCTGTCGCTTACCAGCGTCGATTTATTCAGTGGGCTCCACTGGGCGAGGGGACAGGAGCTCCGGTAGCAATTTACGCTCCGGGGGAAAAGCGCCCTGAAACCAAGCGTGACCCCTCCGACAACCGCGAATATGTTCAGGACGGCTCTGGGCAGTACATCGAAGAAACACATCAGCATTACGTAATTGTACTGCACGATGACGGCTCTATCGAAACGGCTCTGGTTGCGATGAAATCAACTCAGTTGAAGAAGTCACGCAAGTGGAACAGCATGATCTCTTCATTAACCCTGCAAGGCAAGAACGGGCCGTTTACTCCGCCACGTTTTAGCCACGTTTACAACTTGAAGACGACCCTTGAAGAAAACAGCAAAGGTAGCTGGCACGGCTGGGAAATGAGCCGCGTCGGTCCGGTGGAAGATGTCAACATCTATAACCGCGCAAAAGATTTTGCGAAGAGCATCAGCGACGGTGAGGTTGTAGTTAAGCATCAGGACGAAAACGCGGGCGGAGAAAGCTTCTCTGACGACGTACCGTTCTAAATACTGGGGGTGGCGTTATAACGTTATAACGTCACCCTTCTTGCTTTTGGGGGCATCATGTCTGTAGAAAAGTTTTCCGCCATATTTAACGGCCTACAGTTGGCCTATGGCACATATAAAATTGAAAAAACACAAGCGAACGGTAAGAACACCGGACGGGCAGCCATTGTGCGCGAACCGCGGACCACGGAACTGTGGGAAGGGCATATCGCTGGCACAGGACGCGCTATCGGCATTATACCGATTAACGAAAACAATCAGTGCGTCTGGGGCTGTATTGACGTTGATCAATATCCGCTTGACCACAAGCTTCTGGTTGAAAAAATCAGGAAGCTGAAACTGCCGTTGGTGGTCTGCCGGTCAAAGTCTGGTGGGGCGCATTGCTTCTTGTTCACTACCGACTGGGTAGATGCAAAAGATATGCAGGACGCGTTAAAGCAAATTTCTGCGGCGCTCGGCTACGGCGGTAGTGAGATATTTCCAAAACAGATTAAGCTCCATTTAGAGCGTGATGACGTAGGCAATTTCCTAAACCTGCCTTACTACAACGCAGAAGAGGGCTTGCGCTATGCCATTAAAGATGACGGCAGCAGCGCAGAGCTAGAAGAGTTTTTTGAGCTATACGAAACGCACAAGCAGACTCCGGAGCAGATCACTAAATTACAAATCGGGGAAGAGGTGGAGACCGCCACCATGCGTGACGGTCCGCCTTGTTTACAGTTTTTAATTAAAAACAAAATCAGCGAGGGCGGGAGAAACAACGGCCTGTTTAATATAGGCGTGTATTTACGCAAAGCATACCCCGATAGCTGGGAGTCAGAAATCCTGACATACAACTTGCAGTACCTTGAGCCGCCGCTGCCTCTGAGCGAGGTCAACGTTGTGGCAAAGCAGCTACAGAAAAAAGACTATGCGTACCGGTGCAGCGATGCGCCCATCAACGCGCACTGCAATAAAGAACTGTGCCAAACAAAAAAGCACGGTATCGGCTCTATGGTACAGGGCGCGACCGTTGCCAACTTGCGTAAGTACAATTCAAATCCGCCTGTCTGGTTTGTTGACGTAAACGGCGAGCCGCTGGAGTTAGACACTGACGGTTTAATGAGCCAACCAGCCTTCCAGAAAGCCTGTATGGAGCAGTTGAACACAATGCCCCGCACACTCAGTAAACAGGCGTGGGAGACGCGCATAGGCGGTTTAATGAACGAGATGAAAGCAAATGAAAGTGCCATCATCGACGTTGCTGAAGACGCCAGCACTAGCGGGCAGTTCTATGACTATCTAGAAGAGTTTTGTGCTCATATGCAGGCGGCAAAAGATAGGGAAGAGATATTGTTGAAGCGTCCGTGGACGGATGAAGAAACAAACACCACGTTCTTCCGAATGAAAGACTTTGAGGCGTACTTAAAACGTAACAAGTTTTTTGAGTATAAGCCTTATAAAATAGCTCAACGTCTCCGTGATATGGGCGGGGAAAGTCGTGTATTAAAAATCAAAGGCCGCCCTGTACGGGTTTGGTCTATCCCTTCATATGAAAGGATGGACGTGGAATTAAAAACCCCTGACTTTAACGGACAACAGGAGTCACCCTTCTAATGTTAAAAGCTGATGGATTTAATCAAGCCTTTGTGGGCGTGTGCAGCCGCGCAAGTCAACCAGACGTTATTGCGTATGACTTTGATAAATGCGTTGCTATCTTGTGCGAGCGAGATCGAATGGAGTTTGACGACGCTGTCGAGTTCATGTTCTACAACGTAGTCGGCGCGTGGGTAGGAGACGAAACCCCCGTCTTCATAAAGTTTATGGAAAAAATTGAAGACATTGTGGACGAAGAACATGGAAACTAAAATCTTCCGCATCTACGGCCCACCCGGAACGGGTAAGACTACCGCCCTGCTTAACAGGGTAGACGAAGCCCTTTCGGCGGGCGTAGACCCGTCCCTGATCGGGTATTTTGCTTTTACCAAGCAGGCTGCAAATGAAGCCGTTGAGAGGGCAAGTAAGCGGTTTGGTTTCGATAAATCACAGCTTCCGTGGTTCCGTACCCTACATAGCTTTGCCCTCCGATTATCCGGTATACGGCAAGAACAGGTTATGCAGTCCGAACACTACAAAGAACTGGGCGCGGCCCTCGGCTTTGACCTAAACGTAGACGGCTCGCAGATAAGCGGCGAAGATGTTTTTGACCTAAGTAAAAATAGTAATCCAGTAATTAGCCTGATTAACTTAGCCCGCTTACGCAAAGTCGGCCTACGCGAGCAGTATAACCAAAGCGAAATCACCGAGCCTTGGAACAAGGTCAAGTACATAGCCGACAGCCTTGTTGAATATAAAAACCGGTTCGAGCTCTACGACTTTACGGATATGCTGGAGGTGTTTGTAAGAGAGGGCGCGGCATTCTGCCCACGGCTCGCGGTCACATTTATCGACGAAGCGCAAGACTTGTCGCCCCTACAATGGGATGTAGCGCACGTTTTAGAGCAGCATTCCGAAAAGATATACTGCGCTGGCGATGACGACCAAGCCATTTACCGCTGGGCAGGCGCAGACGTGGAGCACTTTATCGGCCTTAACGGTGGTTACGAGGTACTAGAGCAGTCCTTCCGCGTTCCCGCTTCTGTGCACCCACTAGCCGAACGTGTAGCTCGCAGGATTAAAAGGCGCGTCCCTAAAAACTATTTGCCGCGCAAAGACCACGGCGCGGTAGAGCGCGTGACAGACGTGTCGGCTATTAACTTTTCGCAGGGATCGTGGCTCGTGCTAGCCCAAGCCGCATACTTCCTCTCTGACGTTCAAGCTGACTTACGCGGCCGCGGCCACTTATTTAGCTACCGAGGTAAGCGATCCGTGCCTGAAAGCATTAGTGTTGCTGTCAACGGATGGGAACAGTTAAGAAAGGGTAAACAAGTTACGGGGGAGACTGCACGAGCCGTGTATAGTTATATGTCAGTTGGAGACAGAGTCAAGCGCGGATTTAAAAAATTACCCGCTTTAGATAATGATGAGTTGGTTACACTCGATGAACTGATCGCGGATCACGGCCTTCTCGAACTGGTGCACATTATAGGCAGCCCGCACCTCGAAGAAAACATCCGTGATTGCGTCTGGCATACAGCAATGGATAGGCTACCCAGTGCCGACCGCGCGTACATCACGGCTTTACTCCGGCGGGGTGAGAAATTTAACGCCGAACCCCGTATACAACTGTCCACGATCCACGGCTCTAAAGGCGGAGAAGCAGACAACGTGGTCTTATTTACCGGACTATCACCGGCTGCGGCAAAAGCGGCTGAACTCGCCCCCGACGACATACACAGAGTATTCTATGTCGGGCTTACCAGAACTAAACAGAACCTCTTTTTAGTTGAACCAGAAGACGCAACAAAGGCTTACCAAATATGAGCGTCGTTCAGATACAAGATTACATGATAAATGTGAATTATGAGTGTGTGCAATGTGGCAACAAATGGAACACTTGGTATAGAACACCTGACGACTGGCATGAAAAGACTTGGGCTGGATACACCGCCGCAAACGTCGAGGCTTGTCCTAAATGTAATAAAATCAACCCACCTGAAGGGGACAGTATACAATGAACAGAGAAGAAATTTTAGACACCGCCGGAGATTTAATTAACGGCGATCGCGCAAAAGATTACGGCGATGCCCATAAAAACTTTCAGGACATAGCCAAGTTGTGGTCTGTAATTTTAGGGACAGAGGTAACGGAGCAGCAGTTTGTGCTCTGCATGATTATGGTAAAGGCTGCACGGCTTATGAAAACAGACCACGAGGACTCGTGGGTTGATATCTGTGGCTATGCCGCGCTGGGCGGCGAAGCCCTTATTTCTGATACGGAACTTTTTTAATGAGTTTGCAAATGACAATGTTCGGTCCCAAGAGTGAATGGGTTCCACCCGCAGAATTACCTGACATCTTCAGCGCAAAGCAAATCGCTATCGACGTTGAGACTCGCGACCCCAACATCAAGACCAACGGGCCCGGATGGCCGACCGGTGATGGCGAGGTTGTAGGCTACGCAGTAGCTGTTGCAGACTGGGCTGGGTACATACCTATCCGGCATCTTGGCGGCGGTAACCTAGACGAGCGGATCGTAAATAAGTGGCTTAAAAAAGTGTTTGAGTGCCCCGCTGATAAGATCATGCACAACGCACAGTATGACGCTGGCTGGATACGCCGGATGGGCTTTGAGCTAAACGGAAAGATCATCGACACAATGCTGGTAGCTGCGCTGCTAGACGAAAACAGATTTAGCTACAGCCTGAACTCACTCTGTTACGAGCTTTTAGGTAAAATTAAAACAGAGAAAACGCTGCAAGAAGCGGCCAGAGAGTTTGGGCTAGACCCTAAAGCCGATATGTGGAAGATGCCTGCAATGTATGTCGGCCCTTACGCACAAAACGACGCAGAAATAACTTTGGAATTATGGAATTATTTGTCCACACAATTAACCAAGGAAGACTTGTGGCACATCGCTGAACTAGAGCTAAAGCTTTTACCGTGCCTGATCGACATGACTTGGCGCGGTGTTCGCGTTGACCAAGACCGCGTAGAGCGCACAAGGAACGCCTTAGTCAAAAAAGAAAAAGATATCGTAAAACAAATAAAGCAAGTTGCGGGCAGGGACGTGGAGCTATGGGCGGCGGCGTCAATCGCTAAAGCTTTCGACAGTCTGAGCATCCCGTACCCAAAAACAGAAAAGGGCGCACCGTCCTTTACTAAATCGTTTTTGTCCGACCACCCGCACGAGCTAGCCCAGCTAATCGTGCAGGCGCGTAACCTAAACAAGACCAGCGGCACGTTTATTAACACCATTATGAAGCATTGCCGGTCAGACGGACGCATTCACGGGCACATCAACCAGATTAGATCGGACGACGGCGGTACGGTTTCGGGACGCATATCAATGTCAAACCCAAATCTACAGCAAATCCCCGCCCGCGACCCTGAACTAGGGCCGATGATCCGTAGCTTATTTCTACCAGAAGAAGGCGAGCAGTGGGCTGCGATTGATTTCTCGCAGCAAGAACCGCGCATCTTGGTTCACTATGCACATCTTTATAACAAATCACGCGGTATAGAAATGCGTGGCGTGGAGGAGTTTGTAAATGCTTATAGACATGATCCTAATATGGATTTTCATACGATGGTGGCAGAAATGGCGGACATCCCGCGCAAACAGGCGAAGACGATTAACCTTGGTATGATGTACGGGATGGGCGTGAACAAGCTATCCGATCAGCTAGCCATCGAAGTAGACGAAGCAAAAGACCTAGTTAAGCAGTATCACGAGCGCGTCCCGTTTGTTAAAGGATTGATGAACGGCGTACAAAAACGGCTCAACGACCGCGCCAGCGGCGGCTCTGTCCGGTCTATATTGGGGCGTAAGTGCCGGTTTGACCTTTGGGAGCCCGATACATTCGCCATGAACAAGGCGTTGCCTTACCGCGAAGCGGTGCAAGAGTACGGCGAGACCACCAGACTGAAGCGGGCATACACCTACAAAGCTTTGAACCGGCTCATCCAAGCGTCGGCTGCGGACATGACAAAGCAGGCAATGGTGAATATTTATGAAACTGGGCGCGTACCCCTCATTCAAATCCACGACGAAATCGCAATTTCTGTGAAAAATCGTGAAGATGCCGCAGAGGTTGCCAACATAATGGAAAATGCTGTACCATTAGAAATCCCTAGCAAGTGCGATATTGAAATCGGGCCTAGTTGGGGCGAGGCAAAGTAACATGAGCAATGGTTTCGGCGTACCTTGGATTGATGCTATTCAGATAGCTTTATTACTTTTAGTGTTGTATAAACTACAGAAGTAATGGTTTCCTCCCTAAACTCGCCCTGTGCTTACGGTACGGGGCTTTTTTTGCTTGTTTTATCCCCAGTGCTCCTATATATTCGCTTATATCAGCACCATATGTAGGGGTTTTCTTATGGACATAACAAAATGGAAATCTGTTTTAGTACCGATCGAGGTATATGAGCAGATTAAAAGTCTCGCAAAATCGGAAGGGCGCACAATCAGTGGGCAGCTTCGGATAATGTGGGAAGTTTATAAACAGAATGGCTAAACAAACCGTCGTACTCGCTTTTAAAAAGCGTATTCGGCGAAAAGGCCGCCATAAGAAAAACCTAAATAAGCGGAATAAAGTTAAAACTTTTTTCGGTTGATATATTTTTTACCCTATGGTATGGGATAAATAATGTTAACTCTTATACGGGAGCCTAAAATGGATTACACAAAACTAATTGTCTCTACAATCGGGGACGTTCTTAACGATATCGACGAGCATGGTATGAAAGCCACGCCTTCTATGAAGCGGCTCGCGGCCTACGGCCTTCTGGTTGAAGCTGAATTGGATGAGCAGGAACAAAAACTGCCTGAAGACGTTCACTTCACCCCTGACGGTGGAATGTCCTTCGAGTTTACCCCTGAATGGGCAAAAGAGCCAAAAGCAAAGCGCAAAAACGGCCGTGTAAACTGCAAGCAATGCGGTACGCGGCTCACGGGTCTTCAACGTTTGTTCTGTTCTAAGTCATGCTCTAAGCGCAACTGGGCAAAAAGCAACCCTGATCGGGTCAAAGCGCATTATAACAAACATTATAATAAGCAACGCGCTAAACAAACCCTCAAAATTGTAAAATGAAGACTTGCCCAGAGTGCGGGGGTTGGGGACAATGTGAATATGAAGTCGCCGTCCCCGCACCAATGGACTGGCGGGGCGGGTGGCTTGAAGATCGTTTAATGGAATGCGAACTTTGCGGCGGGTCAGGGGAGATTGAAGATGAAGAGACCGAAGAATAGGGAATTACAGTATCAGCCCTCGATCTCTAATCAACCTTTCGGATACGCCGGTAAAATGCAGGAACTGTTAAACAACAACCAATGCCCGCGCTGCCAAACAAGTTTAAAACCTGTTGAGGTACACGGCCATGTGCAATGCGCCGTGTGCCGCCTTTACATCAACGAGTGTTGTCAGGGAGAGCAATGTGATTTGCCCGAAGTGTCAGGGGAAAAGTAAAGTCTACAATAGCAGGCCGCACGGGAATACCATTCGTCGCAACCGTAAATGCCTTACTTGCGGACATAAATACGCCACCCTCGAATATCTACAAGAAAAAAATAATACGATTGTCGCTCCAAAAGCGGCCGCCCCTAGAGCTAAACCAGTGCGGCCGCGGAAACCAAAATACAAACCGCGGTTCACGGAGCTTGATTTTGATAGTATGAGCGACGAGGAACTGGAAGCAGCTATCTATGACGGGCGTTTATGATGCGACCCGTTTATGAAAGTTCGGCGGACATAGAAAACGAAAGAGCTTGTGCAGAATACATACAAAAAAGAAATCCTGACTGTACTTTGTACAAGCTGCCGAAGCTTTCCTGTTTTGACTATGCCGTCTGCTCTAAAGACGCATTAAGTTGTTTCATAGAGATAAAATGCCGAAACAGCCCGAAACAAAAATATAAAACTTACATGATTTCTGAAAGAAAAGTTAATATAGCCGTGAGCATTTATCATCTTGTCAAGATACCCACGGTGCTTTTTGTGCGTTGGTCTGACACTTGTGGGATGCTTAACATGAGCACCGCTAGAGGCGTTGTTTCAACCGGCGGCCGCAAAGACAGGGGTGATCCCAAAGATATAGAAAAAGTGGTTCATTTTAATGTAGGTTTGTTTTCATAAAAACAAGTGATCTATGCAATGGTTCCAAGACCTAGACTCAAGATCATCTCTATCAAACTTATGGGGCAGAAACCGCTTGGTTATCTGCCCCTTTAAACATTCTACCGGTTTAAACAAAACGCGCTCTCGCTCTAACGCGACAAAAGCAACCACGTCGCAATGCTCTTTCGTAAGCGGCTTTTTCCGTCCGCCGTAAGCCAACGAAAACTGATAGCCGACCCCACTGTTGTTTCTTTTAAACTGGCTGGATTTCACTTGGATGCGGATCAAACCTTCCGGTAATTGCGCCACGATGTCGGTGGTTTCGATGTGCACTATCTCGCACGGGACTTCCAGCTTCATCAGGCGAACCATGCAGATGAGCTCGCCGATCTTCCCTGAGTTGATTGCTCTATACATAGAACCACTTTACATAGAATTATTTGAAAAAAAACATCTTTTATGCCCATTTATATGTTGCAATTCCCATACATTCGTATATATTCATCCTCGTAGAGCCCCCAAGCTTTACATTCCCGTAGTGTAGCCCCCAGAGTGATGCCGCTCTGGGGGTTTTCTTTTTCCTGTTGACAATATGTTGTCATTTATATTATATGGGAGATATCTTATGTACTACGGGAGAAATGACAACGATGAATAAATCAGATATAATTTCCGATAAGGCGCGGGGCATGGACTGGCAAACAGCCGTCGCGCTCGTAAATACAGCCGTCGCGCTCCACGCATCACGGATCGCGGCCGAAGGCCAACATAGCCGCGAAGCGGTGGACAAATCAGCCGAAATCCAAGCGGCGTGGAAAAGGATACAACGCGGATGAGCACCGATCTGGAAAAAGATTTCGAGCTAGCAAGCGACATGATGAACGAACTGCTAGACGATTTCGAGAATAGCGACATCCAAGCCGGAGCCGCGATGGGCGGTGCGCTGACCGCGTTGCTGTTCAGACTGATCGTGTCCAGCCCAGACAACACAACCGCTATGGGTATGCTGTCAAGCGCAATGGGGCAAGCATCCTTTATTGCCGCATCATATGAGCATGATGAAGAAACTAAGCATT